ACGTGATGAGCTACTGACCTTGGCCATGGATCAAGCCTTGTCTAAAATCAAGCCCACCGAAGCGTTCCCCGACGCAGCGGCGGCCATCATTGCCGAGGTCGAGCGCAAAGAACTAGGGCGCATTGAGAAGGCGCAGTGGTACGGCCGGTTTGCCTACATTCAAGACGACGAGTCCTATTTTGATATGCAAGACCGCAGGGAAATTTCCCGCAGCACCTTTAACGCATTGTTTCGTCATATCCCCTGCAATTCGATCCATGGTAAGCGCCCCAAAGTCGAGGCATCAATTTGCTTTGATGAAAACAGACAGGAATGCGGCGCCAAAGCGCTTGTGGGGATCACTTACGCCGCCGGCGAATCGGTCATTGTGGCCCGTGATGGCGATCTGTACGGTAACCGCTGGCGCGACGCGCGGCCCCCAGTGGCCGCCGGTGACATTGGTTTGTGGATGGATCACTGCAAAACCCTTGTGCCCGATCAGCGCGAACTAGATCACATTTTGAATGTGATGGCCTTCAAAATCCAATTCCCCGGCATCAAGATCAATCACGCCGTGTTGCATGGCGGCGACCAAGGGTCCGGAAAAGATACCATGTGGGCGCCGTTCATTTGGGCCGTGTGTGGCCCCCACCTTAAAAACCGTGGCCTGCTGGACAATGACACCATGAGCAGCCAATTTGGTTATGCGCTGGAATCTGAAATTTTAATATTGAATGAGCTAAAAGAACCTGACGCCAAAGAGAGGCGCGCGCTGGCCAATAAGTTGAAACCCATTATTGCCGCGCCCCCTGAAATGCTGACAGTCAACCGCAAGGGCCTGCACCCCTACCAAATGGCGAACCGCGTGTTCGTGCTGGCGTTTTCCAATGACCCCGTGCCGATTAGCCTAGATTCTCAAGATCGCCGCTGGATGTGCATTTGGTCGCATGCGCCGCGCATGAGTACTGACGCTGCCGCGCGCATGTGGGCATGGTACAAGGCCGGCGGGTTTGCGGCCGTGGGCGCCTGGCTGCAAGCGCGCGACGTGTCGGCGTTTAATCCTGGCGCTGCGCCTATGATGACAGAATTCAAATTGAACTTGGTCGAGCATGGCATGAGCATGGCCGAATCGTACCTTGTCGAATTGATGCGCGGGCGCTTGGGTGAGTTTTCTAAGGGTGTGGTGGCGTCTCCCTTCCATGCATTGTGTGACCGCGTGGCTGGCGCCGCTCCGGCCGGTGTGAAGGTCCCCCAGCCGGCGCTACTGCATGCGCTTAAAGAGGCTGGGTGGGTCGATCTTGGCCGCGTCGCGTCCGGTGACTTTCAAAGCAAAAAACACATGTTTTGTGCGCCCGAGATGGCCAGCCGGCCTAAATCAGAACTGCGCCGCATGGTTGAAGATATACCGGCGCCCATGGCCGTGCGCTTGGTGAAATAGACAAAAAAAGGCCCCTAGCGATAGGGGCCTTGTGAGGATGGCAACTGCTACAGATCCAGCAGAATGATCAGCAGCCCCGCCAGTATAAGGGCGATAAGTAAAACCATCAATAGGCGCTCCGCATCGCTTCCATGGCGCCCCGGCCCATGAGCCGGCGGGCCTCGGGTCCTTCTGCGATGGCCATTTTGTATTCATGCTCTGACACTTGGCCGCGCTCATATCTAAACCCAAGATCCACATAATAATGATCCGCATAAGTGAGCGGCGCCCATGGCGCGATTATTTCCCGCATGAGCGGGTGTAGATTATCCTTCGTTTTCATATGTATCGTCTCCGGTGTAGATGGCCGCTGGGGCCGTATTTAAATTTTCATAGAAGCCGGTTAACGTGTTCCCAGTGCCATAGGGCGCGCCCTTAGCCGAGGGAAACCGGCGCGCGGTACTATTGAGCGCGTAATAAGTGGCCACATAGTCGGCCGTGCTCATGTCGGCCCAATAATCGGGAAACCGGCGTAACTCTGCGCCCCGGCTTTTCACAATCTTATGCTTACCGGTGCATTTTGCATGCTCTGCGAAAATGTCACGGTCGTCGTTGATTTTGTAGGCCGTGCGGCCAATAGTTACGGTTTTCATGAGTCCCAATCCTCAGTTGATAATTTAATATTACAAAAATCTTGGTGTTCGGTGTTGATATGCTTGCGCATAAGCGCGCATATAGCATCAATCAATTTTCGGTCAACTAAGTCGTTGATTGTGAGAGTCGCGAACGGGTCCGCGTCTATGCCTTCTGGCGTGAAAGCATTACCCCGGTGAAAGGTCACTGTCGTTTTGTCGTAATGGCTCATGTGGCCACCTTATCCAGCGCGTCGCGCGCTCGGTCTAATGCGATCTGGAAATTATCGGCCTTGGCGTTGTCCGGTAGATCTGGCGCGATAAGGTCCGAATAGAAAATAAGCGCTTGCAGCGCGTTCATTAGGTCTTCGCTCATACTTTACCCTTAGGTTATAGCGCGCACCAGCGCGCGCCCCTATACGGCCAGCGACGGCCGCATAAGGTCGCGTGCTAGATAGTGCAGCAGCCACAGCACGGCGCGTCAATACACCGGTCGCGCGGGTTACGGTAGAACGTGCTGGGGCCGTTATCACCGTAGAAAACAACGCGAGAGTCGCCGGGTTCATCTAGCCAGGCGCGGCGCGTTACGGTGTCAAATTTAATGTCATCGCCGGGGTTTATCCTGGCGCCGGACCGGCTGCAATGGCCGGGGTATTTTGCGCGCATGGTTTTAATTGTCATTTGGTGCCTTATCAAAAAATGTAAACATATCGCACGCGCTGCAATACGTGCGCCATTGGCCGCGCTTTGGCGGGTTATCTACTGGCGCCGGCTGGCCAGCCAGTGGCTGGCTGCACATAAAGCATGGAACCGACTGGCCGGGCGCGATAATCGGGAATAATTTATTCATGCTACTAACCTTAAGTTGATTGTGCGATGGCGCGAACCATGTGCCGGGAAACCTACAATTGTGGACCGTTGACGTTGACATAATTGGCACGTCGCGCAGCTGACGTCGTCGCGCTGGGTGGCCGGGCAAACGACGACCGGCCGGCCGGCTGGCGTTTTTAGGTTTTCGTTTTGCGTACTGGGTAAAACGACGACGACCGGGCCGGCGTTTTGATCGGCCAAGTAATCGGCGTCATTTAAATCATTGGCCGATAAGTTGACAGTAAAACCCCAATTATTGGCATGCCGGATCCATGCAATGCTGGCGGCGTCGCGATGATGCGAATAAGTAAACCCGCGTTTACCGGTGTTCGCGGCCACCAATTCACCCAGCTTCGCGGCGTCAATTGTGCCGTTTTGCTGGGGTAGATCGCCGGCTTGATTGTGGCGCCAAATTTGATTGTCGGGTAAGCGCGCGATTGTCTCGCAGAATTCACCCCAGGACGTGCCGCGCGTTTTCATGGATACGGCGGCCCAGTGTAGCGCCAGTGGCCCGCTGGCCGCGTAGCATTCGGCCTTCATTTTGCAATCGGTCGGGCACGAGTCGCGCTCAGTAGTTGAAACCGGTATCGGGCCGGTTTTGACGTTCGCGCTTTTAAGTGTTAAATGTACTTGCATGTTATTTTACCAATACGTCAAAATAAGCCAGGGCGCCGACAGTGAGCGCGGCCGCGATAACGACGACGGCCAATAGATCTAATAATGCTTTTTTCATGTTGTTTTGCCTTTATGTTATTGGCCGGCTTTGCGCCGGCCGGTTTGGTTTAATAGTTCCATGCCTTCGTGTTTTTAGCAGCGGCCCATTTTTTGGCTGCTACCTTACTGTCGAAATATGCCGACTCTATCGGCGCGCCTTGCAGCGCTGGCGTCGCGGTTATGTAGCAGATAAACTTATAGCCGGACTCTTTGCGCGCTTTGAAAATGTGTGAGTAGATCATTGTTTGCCTTTAGGTTAGTTGATACCGGCTTTTCGTTGCCAGTGTAGTTATTGTAAGGGAATTATTTACACTGTCAAGCATTTATTTGCAACTATGCAAAACTTGCATAGTTTTGGGTCATTTGGGTCGCGCTTAGGTTATGCATTTGCGCTGCGATGACCTAAGCGCCAGCCAGCGCAGATACTCACTTGCAATATGCTTTGGGTCATTTGGGTCATTGTTTATAAATAGTAAAGTTATAGATAGTACTGTATATAAAGACAGTGTAACGCCATGTAGACAACTCTACCCGCGCCGATTTTTGGAGCGTGACAAAATGACCCAAATGACCCAAAGCCGGGGAATTCCCTGGGCGCCAGATCTGCGCCTTTTGGGTCATTTGGGTCAACAAAAAACAAATGACCCAAATGACCCAATGACATGCGCATGCTGGCGCCAGCTTGCAATTTAAAACCGTGACCCAAATGACCCAAATGACCCAAATGACCCAAAGCCGGCCGCACCATGGAAAAGACCCTACTGGCAGTAGGGGTAGGGTAGGGCCGGCAGCATAGGGCCGACAAAAACGTACGGGTTACGAACAATTTTTATTTTTTGTTATAAACTAAAGGCTACGTGCAACCAGCATGGAGAGCAGATGTTCTATTCAATCCCATTCACACCGCGCAATGTGCAGGCAACAGAGTCGCGCTTAAAAGCGGTGTACGACGCCGCCAAACTTGGCCTCAAAGGCGACACGCTAGCCTTGGCCGCCGGCATGCTGCCCACCGAATACCGACAACTTACGCAACTTGACCCAGTCGTCGAGATGGCCGCGCAAAAAGGCAAAGCCGACGGCGAAATTGAAATGGCCAACGTCGTGCGAGGCGCAGCCCTCCAGGGCGACGCTAAGATGGCGCTAGAAATCCTAAAGCATCAGCACGGCTGGGTAGCCAAGCAGGCCATATCTGTCGAGGTGGATCAGCGCATATCCATCACAGGCGCGCTGGCCGAGGCGGCTAAGAGGCTAGATGTGATCGACGTACAGGCTAAGGAAACAGATGCAATCGACCATATACAGCGCTGAAGACGAACAGGAACTCATGGCGCGCCTGTGGGCGCCAGCCATCAAGGACAACCCACTGGCGTTCGTCATGTTTGCGTTTCCTTGGGGTCAATCAGGCACGCCGTTGGAACACTTCACTGGCCCACGCAAGTGGCAGCGTGAAGTCTTACAACAGATCACCGACCACATCAAACAAAACAACGGCAAACTGGATTACGACACCTTGAGAAGCGCCGTCTCATCTGGCCGTGGTATTGGTAAGTCTGCCTTAGTCTCATGGATCACCATCTGGATGCTGACCACGCGGATTGGCTCCACGACCATTATTTCAGCCAACTCAGAATCACAACTGCGCAGTGTCACTTGGGCCGAGATAACCAAGTGGTTAGCGATGGCGCTTAACAGCCACTGGTTTGAGGTATCGGCGACAAGGCTGATGCCGGCCAAGTGGCTCACGGAATTGGTCGAGCGTGATCTCAAGAAGGGCACACGCTACTGGGGCGTTGAGGGTCGACTGTGGTCAGCAGAAAACCCAGACGCGTACGCGGGTGTGCACAACTTCGACGGTGTGCTGGTTGTGTTTGACGAAGCGTCAGGTATCGACGACAGCATCTGGGCGGTCACGTCTGGCTTCTTTACAGAGAACACGCCCAACAGGTTCTGGATGGCGTTCAGCAACCCACGGCGCAACACGGGGTACTTCTACGAAGCGTTTAATTCAAAAAGAGAGTTCTGGTCAACCAAGGTGGTGGACGCCCGCACGGTCGAGGGCACGGACAAGCAGGTGTACCAACAGATCATCGACGAGTACGGCCCCGACTCAGCGCAGGCTCACGTCGAGGTCTACGGTCAGTTCCCCTCGGAAGGTGACGATCAGTTCATATCGGCGTTATTAGTAGATGACGCGATGAAAAGGCCGGCGTATAAAGACCTATCCGCGCCAATAGTGATCGGTGTCGACCCAGCGCGCTTTGGTGCTGACGCGACGGTGATCGCCGTGCGCCAAGGGCGAGATATTGTTAGCATACGGCGCCATAGAGGCGACGACACCATGACGGTGGTCGGGCATGTAATTGACGTGATAGAAGAATACAAGCCAACGTTGGTCGTGATCGACGAAGGTGGCTTAGGAGCCGGCATTGTCGACCGTTTAAAAGAGCAGCGCTACAAGGTCAAGGGCATCAATTTTGGCAGCAAGTCTAAGAATCCCATCATGTATGGTAATAAAAGAGCCGAAATGTGGGGTGCGATGAAAGATTGGTTAAAAGGGGCGTCGATTCCGCTTGACAGATTTCTCAAAACTGATCTAATTTCGCCTATGATGAAGCCCGACTCTAAGGGTACAATCTTCTTAGAGTCGAAAAAGGACATGAAAGCACGGGGGCTGGCCTCGCCTGACGCAGCAGATGCGATTTGCGTCACGTTTGCCTACCCCGTGGCTCACCGTGAGGCGCGTGAACCCACGCAGCGCCGCATGTATTCAGATCGAAGCGTGGTTGCAACTTCTTGGATGGGTTCATGAAAAAAGTATCCTTATCTGTCGGACGTGGTGAGAAACTGCCCACCAGCAAAGGTGCTGGTTTGACCGCCAAAGGGCGTGAGAAGTACAACCGCGAGACTGGCAGCAACCTCAAAGCGCCAGCGCCTAACCCCAAAACCAAAGCAGACCAAGGTCGCAAGGACTCATTTTGTGCAAGAATGGGCGCAGTAGCCGCCAACGCCAAGGATGGCGAACGCGCTAAAGCTGCTCTTAAACGATGGAAGTGTTAGTATGAAAAAGCCCGGACTTTACGCAAACATTG